GCCAAACCAAGCCATCAGGCAAGCCGAACACGATCGGAGTCACGACAACACCAGAGGGATTTCGATTCGTTTATGACGCTTGGAAGAAGGATCCGGCGAAGGGTTATGAGATCATACAAGCGCCGACAGACTCAAATCCGCATCTTCCAGACGGTTACATTGATTCATTGCGCGACATCTATCCCGAGCAACTGCTGACCGCTTATCTGGACGGGCAGTTCGTCAATCTTACGCAGGGTTCGGTTTATTGCGGTTACTCTCGGCACGAATGCGACTCTCAGGAAGAAATTCAAGATGGCGAGCCGCTGTTCATTGGATGCGATTTCAACGTAACACAGCAATGCGCGATCGTTTATGTGCAAAGAGGCGAAGAATGGCACGCGGTCGATGAGTTGATTGATATGTACGATACGCCAGATATGATTCGAGTCATTCTCGAAAGATACCAAGATCACTATATAACCATTTATCCAGATGCTTCAGGAAGAGCGCGGAAGACTGTTAATGCCAGCACTTCCGACATCGCTTTAATCGAGCAAGCAGGTTTCGCTGTTAGGGCGAAGAAGTCAAACCCAGCGATAAAGGACAGGGTAATGGCTACGAACGCATCTTTCGAAAATGGTTTGCTGTTTGTTAATGCGTTAAAATGCAAATCTTTATCAGAATCTTTTGAGCAATTAGCCTATGACAAAAACGGGATGCCAGATAAGAGTTCAGGATTAGATCATGCGATTGATGCGGCAACGTATCCGATCGCTTACGAAATGCCAATCGTTAAACCGATGGCTCATATACCAATAAACTTCAGCATATAAAGGTGACATTATGCCATGTTCAGAAACTAATGCTGAGTACGACAAGAATATAAAAAAATGGAAGCTAACTCGAAACGCGGCCAATGGTCTGAGTTTCGAAGATGCCAGAGATTACATTCCGCGTCGGACTCAAGAAGAGCAAGATCAATATTATAATCGCGTGCAGAAAGCGATATATACAAACTACACGGGCCGAACTCGCGAAGGTTTGAAGGGTGCGATCTTCCGATTGCCGCCACGAATCGAACTTCCGCCAGATATGGATTTTATGCTCGAAAATGCCGATGGTTCTGGCCAGTCATTGACTCAGGTCGCGAAGTTAGCGGCAGATGAAGTTATGGAGACCGGTCGATTTGGTTTGTTAGCTGATTATCCTATGGTTGACGAGTCTCTTACCATCGAACAAGTGCGCTCGATGCAGTTGCAACCGCATATTGCCACTTATACAGCGGAATCGATCATCAACTGGCACGTTCACGTTATTAATGGCCGTCGACAGTTGGGAATGATAGTTCTGAAAGAGAATGCGCCAGTTCATTATGACGAGTTCACTTGGGATTATGTCGATCGATACAGAGTTCTCAGGCTAAAGGATAACAAAGAATATACACAGCAACTTTATGATGAGAGTTGCGATCCGATTACTGAGGAAATCACGATTCGCGGATCCAGCGGAAAACCGTTTGATTATATTCCGTTTCACTTCATTGGTTCACGGGACAATATGCCAGACGTCGACGAGCCGGTTCTTTATGATATTGCAACAGTTAATATCGGGCATTTTCGGAACTCGGCAGATCAAGAGAATAATCTCTCGGTTCATGGCGGCGGAACTCTGGTTGTTTCCACAGATATGAGCCCAGAAGCATTTCAGTCGGCAAATCCCGCTGGGATTACAGTTGGCGAAAACTCTGGTTTGGTGTTATCGGAGGGCGGGAAGGCGGAGCTTTTGCAATTAAATGCCGCTAGTGCTATTGGTGCAGAGATGACGCACAAAGAGCAGATCATGGTTCAGATCGGCGCGAAGATCATAACCAAGACTGGACAAAGAACTGCGGAAGAAGCTCGGATTCAAGCAACTTCAGAAAACTCAATGCTCGATACTTTGGTCGGTAACATGAACGAAGCATTTTCTTCGGTTCTCTCTGATTGTCGGGCGTTTATTGCGGATTCAGAAGCAGAGATCACTTTCTCTCTGAATAGCGACTTTTACGCAGACACAATCGCACCACAGGAAATTATGGCGATGATTCAGGGCAATGACGCCGGAGTAATGCCGAAGATCGACATAATTCGACGGCTTATCGATGCCGGATGGATACAATCTGAAGGAACGCCGGAAGATATTATCTCTGACATAACTCAGGAATCGCCGATCTAGATGAGTGCGAACAATTATCTTCTAAATGCCGGTGTAAGGCATCAAATATACGTTCAGAGATACGCGGGAGGCCAAGTTAAGGATTTGGTCAAGTATCTCGACGGCGCTCAGAAAGAGATAATTGAACGCTTAGATGGGATTCAGGATTTAACGCAAACCCGATCATTGACAAGAAAACTCGATCAGATTGTTGATTTGCAGAAAGATGCGCTCGAAAAGCTCGGCGGCGATCTTACAAAGAACGCTTCCGAGTTCGCAGAGTACGAAGCAGAGTTCGCGGTTAAGACATTGAATGCGGCGTCGACTGCTGAAGTAACACTTCCGGCATCAGAGCAACTCCGATCTCTGGTAACGCAGAAGCCGATGCAGTTGGCTATTAGCGGCAAGCAGGGGAGCGTGATTCAATCTTTGACGCTGAACCAAGCGGTTACTCAGTTCTCGACAGATAAAGCCGCAGAAGTCACCAGAACGATTCAGCGCGGAATGGTTGATGGCGCAACCGTTCAGCAACTTACTGGCGAGATTGTCAGAACTACCAATAAACACAAGCGCCAAGCCGAAGCACTGGTTCGAACTAGCGTCAATCATATAAGCTCAGAAGCCAGATCCGCAGTGAATCGAGCTAACAACGACATTCTGAAGGGCGAAGAGTATGTTTCGGTTCTGGATGGTCGGACAACGCTCGGATGCGCGGCTCTGGATGGCAAGATTCTCGGGTTTGATGAGCCGCCGCAGACTCCGCGACATTGGAATTGCAGAAGTCTCCGCGTTCCAGCTCTGGATGATCGATTCCAGAAAGAAGGGCTTGAAGGAACTCGGGCAAGCATGGACGGGCCAGTATCAGCGAAGCGAACTTATAGCGGCTGGTTGAAAGATCAACCTAAAGAGTTCAGGGTTCAGGTTCTCGGCAAAGAGAGAGCGGCTTTGTTTGATTCCGGAAAGATCAGTCTCGACGATTTCGTTGATGTTAATGGCAATCCGGTATCTCTCAAGCAATTGCGGGTTCTTGATGGAGCGACAAAAGTTCGCAAAAAACCGAAAGTAATCAGTCGGGTAAAGTCGCCAAGAAAATCCAAGATTCCAGATCAGAAGAAGAAGTTTGCTCCAGCGAAGACGATAAAAGAAGCAGAGAATTATGCAGTCGATAATGGTCTGACGCGAGTTGCTGATTTTGGCAAACTAGACATAGAAGTTGCTAACCAGATAAACGAATCGATATTTGATGTCGTCGAAGAATTTCCAGCAATGAAGGGAAAAATGTCTTTTATTGGTTCTGGCCAAGTTCATGCAAATATTTTGAATAAAGCAAGGCGCGACTATTTTACCGACGCTTATAAAAAATTGGGATATAGAGATGCACAGCTAGAGGCTGTAGTTAAGAAGGATAGAAGAGCTAGAAACAAAAAATTTAATAAAAACTATTACGCAATGGCCCAACCAGTTCAATCAAACCCTGTTTTCAAAAAGTTTTATGAAGGAACTGATGGAATTGTTGTCGGCGAACAATGGGGTTCAAAGAATAATATTCAAAAATTTAAAGATTATTTAGCAAGAGATCAAGCAGACGGATTTCATCCGGTTGGAGCGGATACGATCAGATCAACAATCGATCACGAGATGGGTCATCAATTAGATTATCTTCTCGATCTGAGTAAAAACCAAAAAATAAAAGATATACGAAAAAAAGCGGCTCGGGCTTCAATGCAAAACAGCGCAAAAGAAAACATAGCCGAACAGTTAAGTGGATACGCCAATAAAAACATGGCCGAATTTATTGCTGAGGCTTACGCCGAATATAAAAACAATCCAAAGCCAAGGCCAATCGCTCAAGAATTAGGAGATACAATCATTGAAATCTACAAAACAAAATTCCCAAATAAATAATATTCCCGAACCTCTTGGCCCGTCAGATGTTTATTATTCGCTCGATAATGCGCTAGAGGTTGCAGAAGAATTACCAAAACTCGAGAAAGGCGTTCTCGGTATCTTGAAAGATCTTTATGACATAACGCCGGAAAACGATGTCAAGTAAAAACGGGTCGATTGTGTTTACTTTTACCAAAAAGTGATATAATCGGCGAAACGTCACGGGGTGACATAATTGTACGGGGTACAACACAATGGGGTTACAATACGCGGTCGAAGATATAAACGAAATCGACGAATCAGTTCAAGAACTATACAAACAGGAAGGTGATCGGTATATCTTGCGAGTCGAAGGTATTCCAGAACAAGAGGATACCAGCGGTCTCAAAGTAAAAGTTCAGCAGTTAATGGACGAAGCGAAAGACGCAAAGCGACGCGCAAAAGAATTAGAGTCGCAGAAACAGCAACAAGAATTAAGTACAGCTCAAGAAAAGGGCGAATTCAAAAATCTCTGGGAGCAAGCTCAGGCTCAACTTGCAGAGAAGGATAAAGAGTTGCAAGAGTTCACGACAAAGATCCAGCAAAAAGACATTAATATCGCCGCTCACAGTATCGGATCGCATTTGGCGAAATCCGACGCAAAAAGAGCGGAGGTTCTTGCCGACTATGCTTCAAAGTATGCTCGGCATGACGGCGATAAGGTTCAATTCTTAGTCGGAGGAATGGAAGTTGATTCTTCGGCGTTAATGGACCATCTCGCAAAGGAATATCCGTTTTTGGTTGACGGCTCTTCTGCCTCTGGGGGAGGTGCGACGAGTTCTGCAAGTGGCGGGGCCACGAAATCACTTAATCGAGCCGACTTTGATAATATGGCGGCATCTAAAAAGATGCAGTTCATTAAAGACGGCGGCATCATCTCAGACTAATCTTACAGGTAAAAAAACATGGCTAATACATTAACAAACTTAACTCCCGATCTTTATGAAGCGCTTGACACTGTCTCGCGTGAATTGGTCGGAATGATACCAGCGGTAACACTCGACGCGAATGCGGAGCGTGCGGCCAAAGGACAAACTATTCGAAGCGCGGTTGCTCCGGCATCTGCGGCGGCTGATATCACTCCAGCGCAGAAAGCGCCGGACACTGGCGATCAGACTGTAACAAACAAGACTTTGAGCATTTCGAAGTCGCGTGGCGTTCCTATTCGTTACAACGGAGAAGAGCAACGCGGTTTGAACACTGGCGGCGGATATAACAGTCTTCTTCAGAATCAATTCGCTCAAGCGATGCGAACTTTAACCAACGAAGTTGAAGCAGATCTTGCTGGCTTATACGTTGAGGCATCTCGCGCATACGGAACTGCGGGAACAACTCCGTTCGGAACTGCTGGCGATTTCAGTGACGCTTCAAACGCTCTTAAAATCCTAAAGGACAACGGCGCTCCGTTAACAAACAACCAGCTAGTTGTTAGTTCTGCGGCTGGCGCTTCAATGCTTGGCCTACAAAGCCGCGTTGATGTTCAGGGTAACGACTCAATGCTTCGGCAGGGCGTTATGCTTTCAACTGCTGGACTTGATATTCGAGAGTCGGCTCAATCATACGCTCACACCAAAGGAACTGGCTCAAGCTATGTTACCGATGGAATTCAAGCAAAAGGCGCGACTGTAATCGGTTTAACGGGCGGAACTGGCACTGTTGTTGCTGGTGACGTTGTTACTTTTGCCGGAGACGCAAACAAGTATCTTGTAACCAGCGCGTTATCTGGCGGAAATATAACAATCGCAGAGACGGGATTGCAGGAAGCGGTTGCTTCAGGCGTTGCAATGACTGTTGGTAACGACTACGCCGCAAACATGGCTTTCAACAGAAGCGCAATCGTTCTAGTAACTCGCGCTCCAGCAAGACCGGTTGAAGGCGATCTTGCAGAAGACGTTATGTTGATGACAGATCCGCGAAGCGGCATTACGTTCGAAGTATCAATGTATAAAGAGTATCGCCAAGTTCATTTCGAAGTTGCACTTGCTTGGGGTGTTTCTGCCATCAAGCCAGAGCATATGGCTGTTCTACTTGGTTAAAAGTGATTTCGGGGCGTCTTCGGGCGCTCCGTATCCTTAAAGGAAAACAAAAATGCAACCATTACCCACAGTTCAGATCGACAGAGATGGAAAGTGCATAACGATTAACGAATCAGATTTTGATCCGAAGACAATGAAGTTGTTCGGTGAAAAGAAGGCGGCAAAGCCAAAAGTAACACCAAAGAAAACCCGAAAGCTCAAATCGGAGAGCTAAACGATGGCGACAATAATCGTTGAAGACGGCTCGATCGTCGCAAACGCAAACAGTTATGTAACGACTGCCGAGTTCACTCAATACTGCGCGGATCGTAATATTACAATCTCCGGAACATACGGAGACGAGTCTCAGTTGTTGATTTTATCGATGGATTATTTCGAACAGCAACCATTTCGCGGAATAAAGTATCTTGAAACTCAGTCGTTGCAGTTTCCGCGATCTGATTTATATATTGACGGTTATTTGACAGACTCCGACAAAATACCCGATCTAGTGAAAGACGCGCAGATCACGATCGCCATTTCTATCATGGCCGGAAATGATCCGTTATCGACAGTGGATCGAGCAATCAAACGAGAGAAAGTTGACGTTATCGAAATCGAATACATGGATAACGCTTCTATATCGACAGTTATTAGAAGTATCGGCAACGCAATGCGAAAGCTGGTAATTTCTTCAAGCATGGGCAATAACATCCGAACGATTCGGGGTTGATATGGGGATCAATTACAGCTCTCTCCAAGATACGGCGACCAGATTGCTCAAAGATAACGGGCAGACGGTCACGTTCGCCTATAAGGTCGGAGAAGTTATTGATCCGGCGACCGGACAGGTCACAACACCAGCAACAAACAACACAATCGACGCTTTCGCAGTAGTTCGGCGTTATGGAAACGAAGAAGTTAATGGCTCAACGGTTTTGGCTTCTGATCTTTTATTGATTATTAACAATATCGCAGTTGAGCCGGATGTTGCGTGGACTGTAACCGTTGATTCAAAAGTCTGGCGAGTTATGTCAGTTCAATCTTTGAGTCCGGCGGGAACAAACATCGTTTATAATGTGCAGATAAGAATATGAGTTCGGCAGAAAAAGACATTAATACGGCTTTATCCTCTCGATTGCAGGAGTTCCAGACTGCGGGACAGCCGCCGATCGCTTACGAAAACGCGGCATTTACTCCAGAAGACGGAGTTCTTTATTTATTAGAGGCGTTTATTCCTAATATCAAGGATCCAGTTGGTTTGAGCCATTCGAGCGCAGATGACTACGAAGGCTTATATCAGATAACAGTCAATGATTCTCGGAGTAATCGAAGATTCACAGCTCAAGAACAAGCTCGGCTTTTAATGCTTCATTTCCCGCGTGGCGCTGAATACACTTTTAACGCTGTCAAAGTTAAAATAGTGAGCGCATCAATGGCGCAGGGAATAACGGAAGAAGGCTGGTATTCTGTACCAGTGACAATTTCATGGAGGGCAATCGTTTGAGCTGGGATTCTGATTGGAAGAAGATTGAATCAAAGATGGCTCGAAATCTCAATCAGGGAATTCGAGCGACTTTGTTCGAAGTAAGTATAGCAATAATTAAGGACACGCCAGCGGATACTGGACGTGCTAGAGGCAACTGGCAAGCATCCATCGGTCGCGGGGCGACTAAGGAGATTGCTGTAAATAATCAGAGATCCGGCGAAGCGAAAGCAATCGCAGATGTCGACCAAAATGTTAGCGTTGCAGTCGGTGATCTATATTATTTGACAAATAACGTTCCGTATATTGAACGCTTGGAATTTGGCTGGTCAAAGCAAGCTCCAAGCGGGATGGTTCGGAAAAACTTGCAAAATTTTAACCGCTTGCTGGCTAAAAACATTAAGTCGGCGGCAAATTAAGAGGAATTAACAATGGCAATTCAAACTTCAGCGGGTACAACTTTGAGCATCGTCTCAGGTCTTCCCGCAACTTTCGATCAAGCCGGTTATGAAGCATTAACTTATGCAACTATCGGTGAGATCACTGAGATACCGGCATTCGGTTCGGTTTTTAATCTAGTAACTCATTCTCCGCTTGGCGAGCGTCGCGTTGTAAAGCGAAAGGGTTCAGTAAATGATGGCAATCTTACGCTAAATTTTGCGGCAGATGCCTCTGATGCTGGACAAATTGCGGCTAAAGCGGCGGCAAATTCTGATACTGAGGTATCCGTAAAGATTACTTATCCAGACGGTGAGGACGATTATTTCACCGGTCTAGTGATGAGTTTCCAAGTTAACGCTGGCGGCGTTGACAGCATAAAGTCGGACAGCATTGTACTAGAGCTAACAACAGCTCCGGTCAACGTGGCGGCATAAACTAAAACATCATATTTCGGGGCGTGACTTATGGATTTGGCAAACATTGATTTACAAGCGGCGGCGGAAGAAGGGGTTGAAGTAAAGCTCCAGAATCCGGCAAGTGGTGAATATCTAGTTGACGAAGAGGGTAATTATTTAACGATTACGGTTTTAGGAAAAGATTCGCAAACGTGGCAAAACGCCGCCAAGCGAGTCAATACCAGAAACGCCAATCGTTATAAGGATCGAAAGATCCCGAACGCGGCTCTCGAATCGGCTTTGTATGAAATACTTGCAGAAGCAACCATCAAATGGAGCAAAAACGTAGAGTTTGAAGGTGCATCTTTAAAATGCACAAAAGAGAACGCGAATATGCTTTATGAGAAAAGGAACTGGATCGCTGAACAATTAATGGAGGCGGCTGGAGACCGAGCGAGTTATTTTTTGAAATAACGGCATTGTTGACGAAGTATGTTCAGCAATGGGCTTGGCTTACAACCCGAGCGAAAGACAAACAACAGTCGCGCATCGATACGATGAACAGCGAAGAGATAGCCGGACGGTTTCCAGAAATTGAGCCGTTCGGCTATATCATCGAGACATTGAGCAGAATTGGAGTTGCTCTGAATAGCGGAGCAGGGGTTCACGGACTGACATGGCAAGAGATCGACGCTTTTGTGGCGAGAACGGGCTTGCATTTGACAGGATGGGAATCTGAAACAATTAAAAGACTATCGGCTTTATATGCGAGTTGCATAATTAAATACGATAATCAGGATGCTCAAGCTCCGTATCGCACAAAAGAAGAAGAGCAGAGAATCGCCAAAGGTATGAAATCAGTTCTTCGTGGCATTGTGGTAAAGGAAAAATATGGATCTAGCGACAATACAAATAAAAGTTGATACTCGGCAAGTTAATGCGGCGAACGACGACATTAAACGACTGGGTAAGACCGGACAAACAACCAGCAAGCAAGTAAACTCCGCTAACGAAGACATGGCGAAAAGCGCCAAAAGTACAACGTCGGCGTTCAAATTGCTTGGCGGAGCGATGGCGGCTCTCGGAGTTGGTGCGCTGGTTACAAGTTTCGCGAGAACTGTCACAGAATCAGAGAGATTAAAAGGATCTCTTAAGACAATGACCGGAAGCACCGAGAACGCCGCTTTCGCGTTTCAAGAATTAGAAAAGTTTGCTTCTCAGACTCCGTTTACTCTCGATCAGTCGGTTGAGGGTTTCATCAAACTCAAAGCTCTTGGATTGGATCCATCAGAACGCGCTCTGCGCTCATACGGCAACACGTCGGCGGCGATGGGCAAGGACATGATGCAAATGATCGAAGCGGTCGCCGATGCTTCTACGGGCGAATTTGAGCGTCTGAAAGAGTTCGGTATTAAAGCAAGTTCAGAGGGCGATCGAGTCTCTTTGACGTTTCAGGGCATGACGACAACGATCGGCAAGAACTCAGAAGAGATTCAAGAGTATTTGCTCGGAATCGGCGAGACAAAGTTCGGTTCTGCAATGGAAGATCAAATGAAAGCAATTCCTGGCTTGCTGTCAAATTTAGAGGATAGCGTTGGGGCTTTGTTCAGAAAGATTGGAGACGTTGGCGGAATAGAATTATTTGCTGGCGCTATATCTGGCGCGAGCGCGATCGTTGTTGGAATTACCAATAACATTGACACTCTGGCGATAGGACTTGGCGCAGTAACGGCTGGATTCCTTGCCTTTAGTGCTGGATCAATAGCCGCTTCAATAGTCTCAGGGTTAACCAGAATTAAAACCGTGGTTTTGGCCTTAAATATGGCAGTTCGAGCAAACCCGATCGGATTTGTTGCGGCGGCTTTGGCAACTGCGGCGGTCGCTATGATAGCGAACTTTGACGCAATAAAATCTGCCGCAGAGAAGGCTGGTATCAATATCGAGATTGCATTCCATAAAGTAAAAATATTTTTAATGGAAAGTTTTGTGAGTGCGCTCGATGCTGTTGCTCGCGGATTCACGAAAATGAAAAACGACGCAATCGCGACAATGGCCGCAGTAAAAGCGGCGATATTAAACCCGACGGACGCGATAAATACTTTTAATAAGACGTTCGATGCAACGGTTAAGAATTTGGGCGTCGGAAGAACGAAGACTGATTTGTTTTCTGCTTCAATTACAGCAAGCCAGAGCAGAGTCGGACAGTTAAACAGAAAATTATCTGTTTTAAATACAGAGGTCGTCGAATCAGATGAAAACTTTGTAAAAGCCGAAGGATCTCTTTCTGATTTTAAAGGTGAGATCGATGAAGCGGCAGTTGCGGCGACGGAGTTGGCTTTAAAAAACGAAGAGGCGCGAGTTGCAACACTGGAGCTTCTTGGCGAGATAAGTAACGAAAAAGACGCTTTAAGCATGACAAACGCGGAGATTGCTATTCGGAACAATCTGCAAAAAATAGGAGTGGAGGCAACTTCGGAACTCGGGCAACAAATAGTCGCGGCGACAACAGAATTGCACAAAGAGAAAGATGCCTATGACGCGGCGGCGGATGCGTCAAAAGAGCTAGAGAAAACCGCAAAAGAAGTTGCGGAAGAAAAGATAAAAGCATTCGAAAGAACCAGAGACACAATCTCTCAGTTTTTTGTTGATACTTTCGAGAACGGAAGAGTTAATTTCGGAAAGATAGCCAATTCATTCAAGAATATGATTATCAAAATGCTCGCTGATTGGGCGGCTTCAAAGATAGCCGAAACAATGACGAACACGTTCAGCGGTATCGGAACTTCGATTAGTGGCATTTTTAGCAATATAGCGTCCGGCGTCGGTGGTGCTGTCTCATCAATGGCTTCATCGGCCGCTTCTGCGGTTGGGAGTGCTTTGGGTGTGGGCGGAACTGCGGCTGGAACTGCGGCTGGTAGCGCGGCTGGTAGTGCCGCTGGAGCCGCTGGAGGAACTGCGGCCGGTCTAACAATAGGCGGAACACTTGCGAGTGCTGGTCAGTTTATTGGCGGAATGTTTGGCGCTGGAACTGGTATCGCGGGTGGAGCGGTTAGTGCTTCAGGCGTGGTCACAGGGACCGTAGGACCACCAACTAGCGCGGCTCTAGCGGGTTCTAAACTTGGCGCGGCTTTATTTAGTCCGGTTTCTGCGGCTATTCTTGCGGCTTTAGCAGTAGGTCATCTGGTCGATAAAGGCGGAACTCCAACTTCGGCGGCCGGAATAACAATGGCAAAAACGACGGGAATGGATCAAAACGGACAAAATACGTTCGCCATTCCGGAGTTTGAGTCTGGTTTCGCCCCATTAGGATTTAAGCAAAACGCAACAGACGCAGATGCGGCCAAAGCTATTGCTCCGATCAGAGATCTCGACGCGATTATGACCACAATCACAAAAAACGCAGGGTTTGATGTAAATCTTGCGGGTCACACTTTCAGCGGTGTTGGTGTTGAGGGTAGCGGATCGGGAACATTGCTTGGCGCATTCATCGAAGAAGGAAAAGAAAAAGGTCTTTCGATGGAAAAGCAGATGGATAATTATGCCAAAGAATGGGTTCACGCGGTCGGCGCTAGAAATGGAATATCATCGAGCTTTATCAATCAAGCGATTGGAGGAAAGGGCGCAGAAGGAATTCTGCAAGAAATGGGAACAATTTTAAGCGCAAAAAATACTCCAGATCTGGAAACAATGTCGATTGATAGATCAAACGCTGGAACTCAAGAATTATTTAACTTTTTTAATTCTTATAATACGAACAAGCTGGACGGATCGCACGCGAACGGATTACCGAGCGTTCCATTCGACGGATATATTGCCGAGCTTCACGCCGGAGAAAGAGTTCAAACAGCAGAACAGGTTCGCAACTCTGACAGAATGAGCGAAGAGATGGGCGGATTACGGCAGAGCATGGAAGAAGTTCTGATTGTTGTCGCCAGAAATACCGGAAAGCTCTTCCGGCTTAATGATCGCTGGGATAAGAACGGCTTGCCGCCGTTCAGGACATAACAAGATGAAGATAATTCGACCGGTCACAATCACGGACTCAGTATTTCGATCGTCAAACATTCCGGAAGCAGATCAAGCTGAATGGGTAAGCGGAACGACTTATCACGTTGACGATTTGGTAATGGTTACAACAACAGCCAACGGTGCGGCGACTGCTACTCATAAAATATACAAATCCGTCCATAGCAACGCTGGAAATGATCCAACAGTTGACGACGGAACAAATTGGACGGAAGTATCCAGCACAAATAGATGGAAAATGTTCGATACAGTTGTTCAGGATCAGACCGTTGCTGACACCGGAACTTCGACAATAACATTTGGTGTCACGGTTGCTAATTCAGGCGGAAATAAATATTTCATTGATAACACTTTGCAAGCGACGGTAAGTTTGAACGAAGGAAGAACGTATCGCTTCGATCAATCAGACGCAAGCAACGCGGGACATCCATTACGCTTTTCTACCACTTCAAATGGTACGCATGGCGGAGGATCAGAATATACGACGGGCGTTACAACGGTCGGAACTGCAGGAAACGCTGGCGCTTATACTCAGATAATCGTGGCAAGCGGTGCGCCAACCTTATATTACTATTGTTCGGTTCACAGCGGCATGGGTGGAACGGCTAATACAACACTGGCGACTCAAATCGCCGCAATTCTTCAATCGCCGACAGTTGTTAACTCTCTGGCGTTGTTAAACTTGGAAGGATCAGATGTTGTTATTACAGTGACCGATGCGGTTGAGGGCGTTGTATATAATCAAACTTACAATTTGACGAGCTATTCTGGAATTCAAGACTGGTATTCTTATTTCTTTGAGCCGATAGTTCGAAGAGATCAGCTCGCCATCACGGACTTGCCACCATATTCGAACGCGAGCATCGCGGTAACAATCAACTCAACTACGGCCGCAAAAGCTGGCGCTTTGATTATTGGCCAGTTTGCAGATATTGGTTTATCTCAGCATGGCGCAAGTCTATCGATTATCGACTATTCGACAAAGACGACCGACGCGCAGGGAAGAATCTCAATCACTGAAGGCCCGTATGCTGACAAAATGGAAGTAGACGTAATTCTTGATACTTCTCAGATCGGTGCG